AATTAGAATTCATTATGGAGAAGAAAATACAATTCATATAGAGGATGAATTTGAAAAACGTGGTTGGGAATATGATTACCTTACTATTTATAATCATTACATTGACAATAATTGGAATTATCGTATTTATGAAAGTAAAGCATTATGAAAAACAAAACTAATTCAACAGAACAAGAAGCAAGAGTAGAAAAAGCTCTTGAATTGATGTTGGTAGATAAAATAAAATATGATGATTATCTTGCGTTTGCAAAGGATGAGTATGGGATATCCCGCAATGCAGCTAACAACATTTGGATATCTGCTCGTGAACTAAGACGTGAATATTTTAAAGACGCTATTGAGGATAATATTATTGATGCCCTTGAGGAACTTCGTGAGTATGAAGAACGTATGTTAACAAATGATGAACCTGGATATGAAATAAAAGCTAAAGAATTACGTTATAAAATTCAGGGACTATTTAAAGAACGATTTGAAGTAAAACACGAAGGTGAATTAATTATTAAAACTACTTGGGGCAACGAAGATGCAGGTACAACTATTTAGTCCATATCAAAAACAAAAACAAGTAATAGATAACTTTATAGACAGCCCTCATTTATTTGGGGTTGTAGTAGCACCACGTGGTTCAGGTAAAACATTACTTGCAGCTAATATGTTGTTGTATTGGGCATTATCTAAAAATAATTCTAAATGTGGATGGATATCTCCAATTTACAACCAGGCTAAATCTGTGTTTGAAACAATAGTGAAAGCAGCTTTTGACGCCATTGACGTGCATAATAAAGCTGAATTGACTATAACATTTATAAATGGGTCTACGTTGAAATTTTTATCAGCAGATAGCCCAAATAGTGTACGTGGTTTTCGTTTTGAATATCTTGTATTAGATGAGGTTGCTTACATAACTGAATCTGCAATAACAGAAGCAATTATGCCTACTCTTAACCCATTAGGTAAAAAATGCTTAATGATTTCAACTCCACGTTCTAAAAACCATTTTTATGGATGGTATATAAAAGGATTAGACAGTAATAACGTAATTAGTTTTAAAATACCATTAACTGAATGTCCTTATGTTAAACCGGAATTAATTGAGGAAGCACGTAAATCTTTACCTGCTGATATTTTTAATCAAGAATATAACGCTGAATTTACTGATGCCGGGAATGATGTATTTACAAATCTTGATTTCGTATGTATTTTAGATGAATTTGGAATACCAACAAGAAGTGAACGATACTATATTGGAGTTGATACTGGAATCACAAATGATTTTACTGTTTGCGCTATCCAAAGCGAATCAGGAAGAGTCGAAAAAATTATTCGCACTAACGGCAGAACATTTGAGGAAATTGGAAAAGATATCGTACTTGAATGCAATCGATGGAATATCGTGGGAGGATTTTGCGAAACAAATGGGATTGGATTAGCAATGTATGAGTTGTTAAAACCACGAATAAGAAAACTACAAGCATTTACTACAACACAAGATAGTAAAGCAAAGGGAGTACGCAAATTAATTTATGATATTCAGGAAGGTAATGTAGAATTTCCCTCTAAAAAATTAATGCCGGAACTGTATAATGAGTTTAATGCCTACACTTACAAAATAGCAGCAAATGGTAACATATCATTTACTCATCCAAGTGGAATGAAAGATGATATCGTTGATGCTGTTATGTTAGCTAATTTAGCTCGTAACGAACAAGTATTTACTAAAGGAAAGTTATATGTGGGTAATTCCCAAACAAAAATAGCTTCTCAATTTGGTAATTCAATGTCTTTTTAATATATTCACATTATGAAGACTTGTATAAAATGTAATGTTGAAAAACCATTAACTGAATACTATTTAGCAAATAAAGGAAAAGCATACCAATCCAGATGTAAATCATGTTTTAAAAAACATGTATTGGATAATGGTTCAGTTACCACATATCATAGTAAGATTAAGGGGGTATATGGAATATTTGATAACAATGTATGTTTGTATGTAGGAGAAAGTCAAGCACTAAATCGTAGAATTGCAGAACATAAAACAAATATAAATCGTATTCAAACAAATACCATTGCTCATCAATTAATGTACAAACAATTACAACAATGTCCTAATTTAGAATTTCGTATTTTAGAGGAATGTGATAACCATAAAGAACGAGAACAATATTATATAAATGAACTAAAACCAAAATACAATGGACAATTCTAACAAAACACCAAATATCACTTTAGTAGGTGAACACGCAGTAGCCTATATTGTGGAAGAGGATTTAACACAATCGGTTTTAACTGACGAACAAGAAAAAGAATTAGCTTTAGAGTTTTTAATGGAAAACGAATTATATCAAAAATTCCTTATGTGGATAGACATTAAGAATGAGATTGAGAAAAACGTAAAGGAAATTAATTCGAATTTATGAAACAAACAAAAATAAACAATGGAACATTATGGGTAGGTGATTCAGCAGAAGTATTAAAACAATATCCTGACAATCATTTCGACTCAATCGTTACTGACCCACCATATGGTATTGAGTTTTTAGGTAAAAATTGGGACAAAAATACTGGTGCTATTGAGGTATGGAGAGAATGTCTCCGTGTATTAAAACCAGGTGGTTATTTATTAGCATTCGGTGCCCCCAGAACATACCATAGATTAGCAACTAACCTCGAGGATATTGGTTTTGAAATCAAGGATTCACTGATGTGGGTATTTGGTTCAGGATTTCCTAAAGCACAGGATATTGGTAAACAGATGGATAAAAAATTGGGTGTGAAAAACGAATGGAGTGGTTGGAAAACAGGACTCAAACCAGCCCACGAACCAATCATTATGTGTAGAAAACCAACCAAACTAACCTCCATGAATAATATATTAGAATGGGGTGTAGGTGCATTAAATATTGATGCTACGAGAGTAGAAGAAGATAGATACCCCAGCAACGTTATTGGTGAAATAGATGGATACCAAAAATATTTCTATTGTCCTAAAGTAAATAGAAAAGAGAGACATTGGGGATTAGATATGGAAAATGCACCACGTCCTGGTAATACAAACAAACGTAAAGATGATGTAGCGTGGATGGTTGGAAATCCCAATGCTACAAATAGTGGTGAGTTTGTCCCTCGTGTAGACGCCAATACACATCCAACAGTTAAACCCATAGATTTAATGTTATATTTAGTTAAAATGGTTACTCCACCAAATGGTAAAGTATTAGACCCATTCAATGGTTCAGGTTCAACAGGAATGGCTGTTAAACAATTTGGTGGTGAATATACTGGAATCGATTTAGATGAAAACTACGTTGAAATATCCAGAAAACGAATCAATGCTTGGAAAGAAGATTAAATTTTCCTTATTTAAGTTTGGCAATTTAGATTTTCATTCGTATATTAACACCATAATAAAAAAAAAAACATATGAAAAACGAATTTATTGAACAATTAGAGAGTATTGGAGCGTGTATTAACACTAACACTGGAATGATTTATTCTATGTACAAAGATGGTACATATGACCCTGATTCTGAAATCCATGTTACAGAGGCAGACCATTACGAAATTCAGGACTACATCTCAGATGAGGACAATGAGATTTATTTGTCTGTATTGGAACAACACCAAAAATAAAATACATCCTCTGAAAAATACAATATATTTATTAACGGCAATAGGGTTTTTTCCATATGTGTATTTTTTTATTTTCCCTAATTGCCTTAATTTTATTCAAATAGTGTGAGCGTAGTGGGGCTTCAATTTTTTCTATAGTCTATCATATTATAAGCCCCGCTCCACTATTTTTTTAGAGACGAAATTTACAACCCTTTATATTTATTGAAGATGGAATATAGTATCAATATACCTGATTATTTAACTGTAAAACATTACAAGGATTTCTCTACATTAAAATCATTAGATGATTTAGAACAGAAATTATTTGTTATAAGTGCGTTAACTGAAGAACCATTACAAACCATTAAATCTTATCCTGTTCCATTTATACTAAGTGTATATGCGAAATTAAACGATAACGTTTTAAATGTTGAACCTGAGTTTTACCCAATTATTGAATGGGAAGGAAAACAATATGGTTATCGTCCAATGCATAAAATGACAATGGATGAATATGTTGACTTAGACAATTTATCTAAGGACATAAACAACAATATAAATCAGGTTTTAGCCATACTATATCGTCCTATAACCAAGAACAAAATGCAGTCACCACAATTCGTGACTAAATCAACTTTCAAGGTTATAAACGGAGAAGGTGAAAATGGATTTGATTATTATGAGGTAGAAAAATACGATAACGAGGTGAGAAAAGATCGAGCTAAGGAATATGATGGTTTTCCTGCTTCAGTAGCATTAGGTGCTTTGGGTTTTTTTTTAGGAACCGCGACCTTATTATCAAGCGATATTCCGTCTTATTCCCAACTGCTGGAGTCAAGGACGAACGTACCGATGAAGAGAAAAAACAAGATAAACAATCTATTAGCTCGCATTACGGCTGGTTATATATCTTCCATGAATTGGCAAAAAGTCCCATCCTATCAGTCACTGGAGACAAAGCACTCACTGACATTAACGTGATGTTTGCTTTGAATTATTTATCAATGTTAACAGAAATAAATTTAGAAAAACAAGACAAATTAAAGAACAAATATAATGGATAATAAAGAATTTGAGGATTTAGAAGGTGATGTTCAACCAATCAAACCAAAACGTAAAGCATTTGGTAAGGTTGAACCTGAATTAACCGAATTAGAACAACGTATAATTGCCTACGAAGCAAAAAACCAAAACATTCCAGCATTGTCTGCTATGTTTAGAGTTAGTGAGGTAACAATTAAAGAAATATTAAATAAAAAGAAATAATATGGCTGATTTCCCTACCTACCAATTTATTGTTGAGCAATTTGAAACGGCTTGTACCCAACATTTAGCCATTAACCAATTTGGTGAGGGTTCAATCGATAGATTAGATTCATTATTTCAAAACGTAAAATATCCATTCGCATTTCTAAGACCATTACAATCAACAGGTATGGTTTTAAACACTAATGGTGTATCAGGTGCTCGCTCACTCAATTTTGAATTTTTCATGATTGATGTTCCTAAATTAACTGATGATGATGTATTAAAATTACAATCTAATTGTGAGATTTATTTATATGACATTATCGCTTGGTTTAACTTAGGTTCCGTACAACAAGTAGAGTATGTTACTCTAAACAATATATCGCCTTTATATGAGGCATTTAACGATCGTGTTGCTGGGTGGAATGCAAATATAACTGTAAACACTTACGGAACACTTGATTACTGTAACTTTCCTAAATTATAATGTCTATTAGTCCTGAATTAAGAGCAGCATTGAACGAAGTTGGCAAACAAATTGCTGATGAGATGAAAGCTACCTTACAGAGGAACAATAACAATAATACAGATAAACTAAAAGGATCTATTAATGTCTATATAAATTCAGAAGGAAATGATTTTGTTTTAGACATGGAACCTTATGGTTGGTATGTTAATAACGGAGCAGAACGTCATTCAGGTAGAAAACCACCAATTGCCCCTATTCAAGCTTGGATTAAAAAACAAGGTATTATAGCAAGAGGAGGAATAACACCAAAACAATTACCTTATGTTATTCAAGCATCTATTGCTAAACGAGGACAACAAGATAGAAAAGCATATCCGTTTATTGGTCCATCAATAGAAAAAATACTAAATTCAGATTTATCAGACGAAATATTACCAGTAGTAGAATCATTATTCGAAAAATATAAACCACAATGAGTATAACATTACATCAACAACCAACTTCACCGAACATGGCAAACGCTGATTTGTTGTATGTGGTGACTTCAAACTATACTACTTCATCTCAATTCCAATACGTTTGTGATATTAAAGATGAAAATAATGTATTAGTTCAGAGATTAAAACAACAACCTAACCCATCAGGTAAAGGTGTATTTAACGTAGGACAAGTATTACTTACCCAATTAGAGGTAGATCCAGTATGGAAAGCAAATATTATTCAAGGTATAACTGAATCAGCAGAACCATTTAAAGTATTTTTCGGTGAGGAATATGCTACAACAACATACGGAAATACCGCACTATATAATGGTATAACGAATGCCTCTACTGGTTCACCCGCTTTATCGGGTTCAAGTTATTATTACGTTATAGACGGCTTAGTTGAACCTAACAGCGGTGATTGGAACTTTGCCTCATCATCATATTATACTGAATTTTCAACTCCAACAGGATTAACTGCCTCATTTAATAGAGGTTTAACTCCCTCACCTCGTACATTAACAATTGAGGAAGGTGATTATCATACAGTTGCTTTACTTAATGGTAATTTAAGTGGAGTTGCTAATTCAAATACTACTGCTCAGGACGTTTATATGATGAATGTAACAACGTATACAGGTCCAAATGCAACAGGAACACAAATTGATACTTACGATATTTACAATATTACTTTAAATGGTGGATTTAGAAATAATATTAACCAATTATGGGCTGATGTTTATACAAGTCAATCAGCAGCAACACGTTTACAATATTGGGGTGTAGGTTATCAAAACATTATAGATAATAACCCAACTATTGATTTTACAGATTGGGGTTCGTATACTATTACTTGGTATGCTCAAGCATCTGCTGCTACACCTAATCTAAGTTATGTACTTGATGAATTTATTTTTAACAAATCCGAAGGTAATTGTGATTACGAAACCATACGATTTGCTTGGAAAAACCAATTAGGTACATGGGATTATTATAATTTCACATTAGCTCAAAGTGAGAATAATGGAATTGAAAGACTTGAGTATAGACAAACATTTGTTCCGTTCTCAACTGATACTAATTCTGCTGCTTACAATATTTCAAGACGTGGTAGACAACAATTAGTAAATAAAATTACAACAACCAAAACAGCAAATACTGATTGGTTAACTCAAGAAGAAGCTGATTGGATTCAGGAATTATTCTTAACAAACAACGTATACATCCAGGATGGAACTAATTTCGTTCCTGTAGTAATTGTTGATACTAACGTTACATCAAAACGTAACCCACGTACTCAAAAGAATTTCCAATATCAAATCACTTATCAACTTGCAAATAATAAGCGTCAAAGACAATAATGAATACTATTTTACGAGTATACGACAATGACAATAATATGTACGATTTGGATTTATTCCAAGACGTAGATTTTTTATTAGATATTAGTGCTAAAGAAGCAGGTGAAATACCTTCTGTATTTGGCATTACATCACAACAATTTTCTGTACCTGCTACAAATAAAAACAATGATTATTTTGGTAATTTATGGAATTTAGCCTCTGTAGGTAACACATCTTTTATCCAAACATATCCATGTCAGGTATTAGAGAATGGTGATGAAGTATTTACTGGTAAAATTTATTTAGAATCTATTGTAACTGACCAACGTGGAGATACAATTTATAATGTTATCGTTATTAACGAAACTGTAGATTTTAAAAAACAAATTGAAAACTTAACCTGGAAAGAGGTATTTGCTTATTTTAATGTAAGTGGTTCAGGAACAAGTTTACAAGCAGGTTGGAACCATCCTTACACATACGGAAATATTACTTCATCTTGGGATTTAGCATTACCTGCTACTCCTGCAATTACTTCACCTTCATACTTACCTCGTCCTGGTGATATTGTTTATCCATTAGCAGAATATGGTGTTAAAGAAAATTCAAAAGATGTTCAATTAAAATCAGGTGGAGATCCAGGAACATTTACACAATGGACTTCTCCAATATATGTTGATCAATTTAAACCAGCTATTCGTGTTAATGCAATGATGAAAGCATTAATGAGATATACTAGTTATGAGTATACTTCTTCATTTTTTGATTCTCCGTATTTTGATACAATATATTATTTAACAACACCAACAGAAGAAAAAGGAGCAACAACAACATTAGCTCCTACTGCTTCGTTTTTAGCAAATAAAGATACTGAACCTGATCAATTTTTATCTGGTAGTAGTACTTTATTTCAACAAGTTACTTATAGTAATGAGATATTTGATAATCCAAATACTTATAATACTGGAACTTCAGAATATACAGCTCCGTATGCTGGTCAATACTCATTTAAAACCAATATACTTTATAACATTCAATTTTTACAAGTAGGTGTTAAAAGAAGAAGTATACAAGTTAATTTAACCGTGAATGGAAATCCATTTATTGTGCCTGGTCAATTTACAGATATTGCAAAAAGTGGATTTGCAGGAACATTAGTTGTTGATTTTGGACCCGTTAACTTAAATGTTGGTGATCAAGTAGGTATTGTGGTTCAGTTTCTTACAACAGCTGCAGTTGAAAATTTTAGAATATTTGGTACTAATGCTACTTATTTTGAATGTTATTCTGGTCCCGCAGCTGCTGCAGGGCAACAAGTAGATTTTTCATTATGGTTTGGAGAAGAAACAGTACAAGAATGGTTATTAGGTTTAATACAAAAATTTAACTTAGTTATTGAACCCATTAAAGATAGAAAAAATGTATTGTTAATTGAACCATTTGAAGAATGGAGAGAAATTGGACAAGTAGTAGATTGGACAAATAAAGTAGATAGAAACGTTAAATTCGAAATTAAACACCCAATGCAGGAACATGCAAAAACTGTTTATTTTTCAGATGTTGAAGATAAAGACGAATTTAACAGATATTCTATAGAATCACTTGATAAAATATTTGGTAATTATAAATACGTAGCTAATACAGATATTGCTGAAGGTGAATCTAAAGTGGGAACATATTTTGCTCCTACACCAATGAAATTTATTGAAGGTTCACCTAATGGTAAATTTATTGTCCCTCAAATCTATACAGATGATAATGGAGCAAAACGTCCACTTAAATTTAAACCAAGATTACTACACTATATTGGAAAACAAGATGTTGACGATACATTAGTTTCTAAAGTAGGTGTTACTACAAATGCTACTGGTAGTTGGTATATGTGGGATGAAAACGTAAATAGAAACGAATTATTTGAATTCCCAGTATTTCACCACCTTAGTGAAGTACCAGCAGATGATAATTGGGATCCAAATACTAATCCTTCAACAACACTTGACTTACATTTTGGTAACTTAAATCATTGGGAATACCACCAAGCACAAGTTAATGCTCAAACATATAGAGGAGCATATTATGAATATTGGGCAAATTACTTAAACGAAATTTATGATGTAGATGCTCGATTAGTAACATTAAATATTAAATTAAATCCTGTAGATATAAGCCAAATTCAATTAAATGATAAAATCTTTATTGATGGTGATTATTACAGAATTAACAAAATACCAGGAGCAAGTTTAACCGTTGAGCAATCTACTCCTGTAGAATTAATTAAAGCTGGAACTCGTAGAAACCCATTTGTTAGAAGACGAGTAATTAAATTACCTGGTTCAGGTGGTGGTACTGGAGGTTCTGGTGGTGGAGGAGGAGGTGTAACAACCGATCAAGAATATTTTGAAGATATTATCATCGATGAGTTCAACTCAAATGGTAATGTTAAGTATGTTAATTATAATGATGGTACTGAAATTACTGATTATGATTTAATTAATCAAGCGGCTTGGGCAGATGGTGTTCAAGCATCTCCATCAGGAACATTTTGGGAAAATATTCAAACACCAACCCCAACCTCAAATATCAATTTAGGTAACAACTATATTGATTATAGAAACGCAAATAACGTTGTTATAGGTTATAATAACGAATTACTCTCACAAGGCGGGACAAACGTCGTTGTAGGCGAAAATAATGCATTAACAACGACTAACGGCGCTAATATGGTAGTTGCTCAATCAGCATCTGTTTCAGGTGTTGAAAACGCTTCTGTATTTTATCCTTCACGTGATGTAACTACTGAAACATACAATAATAGTTTATCTACAGGACAATTAATTGTTCAAAGTGGATTTGCCCCTGAATATAATGTTGTTCAAACATACGCAGGAAATAATATATATATTACCTCAAGTGCTTACCAATACCCATATATGTTATTTGATTGGAGTGGTTCTGTTGGTGATAGTTATGTTTATTTACCTGATGCCGATACTTTAGATGGTGTTGAATTTAGATTCCAATTATCAAGTTCATTTGCTTCATTTGAATCTGTATTATTAACTCCTTCAGGTTCTCAAACAATTGATGGTGCTGCTGGTAAGGTATTAACTAATTCAAGAGCACAATACGTAATTAAATCTATTAATGGTGATTGGAAAACAATTTCACCTGGTAACGTTTATTATGGTGGATTCTTTAGTTCTGGTTCTCAACCATTATTAACAGCAAGTGTTTCACAATCAATTACTTGGGATGCTACTTATGAGGCAAATGGTTTTAGTGCAAGCGGTTCCTACGTTTATATTAACAATCCAGGCACATACCAAATGACAGCATTTTTCCAATTAACTAACAATTCGAATGATGCTCAAGACGTTAATTTCTGGGTAAAATATAATGGTAGTGATTATCCAAATTCTGGCAACTACACTACTATTAGACCAAGAAAGAGTGCAGGTAATCCAAGCGCTCAATTAGTAACCGTTTCATTTATAGGAACATCTCAAGCAGCATTCGATACAGTTGAAATATATTGGGCAGGAACATCTACTGATTTAGCATTAACATATGCTTCTTCAGGAAGTATAGATGGTGGTCCTGCTGCTCCAAGTGCTGTAGTAAACTTTATACCCATACGATAAAAAATATTTATAACAAATGGCCGAATATAAACTCAATATAGATATAAACACCGCCTCGGTAGCCGACCTTGAACAGGAACTCGAAAGACTACAAGGTCAATTTAAAGGTGTTGCTCAAGGTTCAAAACAATTTAATGAATTAGGTAGAGCCGCTCAACAAGTTGAGGGACGAATTAAAAACATTGAACTACAATTTGAAGCCTTAGATGCCGAACAACGAGCAACTGCTATTGCTGATTCATTTCAAGGTGTAGTAGGTGCTGTAGGTGCTGCTTCATCAGCATTCCTTGCTTTTGGAGCTGATGCTTCTGCTATTGAGGATGCTGAAAAGAAATTATTAGGTGTAATTGGTGTAGTTGGAGGATTAAGAGACGCTTCAAATGGATTAATTGCCTTAAATAAATTAACAGGTGGTTCATTTACTGCTTTAGGTACTCAAATATCTACAGCATTTAAAACAGGTACAATATCTGCTATATCATTTAGAACCGTATTACAATCATTAGGTATTGGTTTGTTAATTACTGCTGTAGCAGCATTAGTAACTAACTTAGATTCAGTAGCATCCGCACTTGGATTAGCAACTGATAATGCTAATACTTTTAAAACTGCAAACGATGAATTAGAGAAACAATTAGGTGATGTTAATGAAGAAACAGAAATTCAAGTAAGATTACTTAGAGCTCAAGGTGTTAGTGAAAAAGAAATATTACAATATAAAGTAAGACAGAACGATGCCGATTTAACAGCAATTCAACTTCAATTAGAAAAACAAAAAGGTATAATTCAAGAGAAAAAAAATCGAAAGGAACAAATAACAGAAGGTGAAACAGCTGAACTTCTAAGATTAGAAAAACTTGAAAAAGCGACCAGAGCTACTCAATTTGAATTTTTAAATGCTATTATTAAAATTGATCAAGATGCTGAAGCTGCAAGAGCAAAATTATTAAAAGAGCAACAAGATGCTGCTAATAAAAGGAAAAAAGAAAGAGATGAGCAAGCAGCAAAAGATAAAGCTGACGCAGATAAAGCTGCAGCTGATGCTACACAAGCCGCTATTGACCTTGAAAATGATAGAGCAGATGCTATTGCTGATAATCAAGAAGCAGAATTTAAGGATTCATTAGATCGTTTAGATACTTACTATACTCAAAGAGAAACAATATTAAAACAAAATTTAGCTGATGGATTAATAACTCAAGAACAATTTGATCAATCTATTATTGATCTTGAAGTTGAAAAAAATGCTGCTCAATTAGTAGCATACGAGGATTACCAACAAGATACAACTGATATTTTAGCAGAACAAACTGATCTTCGTTTAGAACAAATAAAAAGACAAACTGATGCTGATACTGCAGCTACTGATAAACAAAAACAAAATGCTGAAGCATTAGCAGCATCTAGACAACAATTAGTAAAAGCATCTGCTGATGCAATTGGTGCATTATCTGGTTTATTAAAAGAAGGAACAGCAGCACAAAAATCAGCAGCATTAACAGAAATAGCAATTAACACAGCTTTAGGATTTGTTCAAGGTTTAGATATTGCCCAAAAATCAGCTAAAGCAACTGGTCCAGCTGCTGCATTTGCTTTTCCATTATTTTATGCTTCACAAATAACAGCTGTATTATCAGCTGCTGCTCAAGCAAAACAAATAATAAAAGGAGGAGGAACGTCAACAACAGCTCCAACTATTGGAGGTGGAGCACCTTCAACTACTCCAAGTTTACCTACAATACCTGTTACACAAACAGGATTCCCAACTATTCCAACAGGTGGTGCTCAACAAGGAGGTACAGGTACCGGAGGACAATTGGTTCCTATTAAAACATATGTATTATCAGGTGACGTAACAACTGCTCAGTCTGCTGATGCTAAACTTAGACAACAAAGAAAATTATAATGAAAATTGTAGAATTACAAATTGACGATTCAGTATTATCAGGAATTGATGCTGTAGCATTAGTTGAAGCCCCTGCTATTGAAACTGATTTCGTAGCATTCAACAAAGTATCAATGGCAGAAATGACATTTGATGATTACCCACAAAAAGCGATTGAGAATGCTAAACGTGGAATTGAAATAAATAAGGAATTAGGTAATAAATGTGCTACCCAAGTTGGTAAAGTAAGAGCACAACAATTAGCAAACGGAGAAAAATTATCATTAGATACTATTCAACGTATGCGTTCGTTCCTTATCAGACAAAAAGGTAATTATGAGTTAGCCATTCGTAGAAAAGATTATGAAGCGTGTGGTTATATTAGTTACTTATTATGGGGTGGAGAAGAAGCATTACCTTGGGCTGAAAAGAAATTACGTCAAGCTGGAATTGAATTCAACAAATTTAATGATTATTTAATCGATGAGGATTTACCTCCAGTATTGACTAACGAACCACAAACATTCGAACAAACATTAATTGATGCTATTATAGCAAATATGTTAGGTATCGAATGGGATTTCAATATTAACATTAACGCATTACCTAATTTTGTAAACGAAGCATCAACAGGTAAAAAAAATAAATTTTCTGCTGAATTAGCTGAAAAACAAATGTTAGTAGGTCCATTAATGACTGCTGGGAAGTTAATTCCTCGTATGGATGAAAATGGTGAAGAATACCAAGTATTTTTCTCTAAAGAAACCATTGAAAAATTAGCTTATAAATTAATGGAAGATAAACTGATTGATTCAGTTAATATCGAACACGATCCACTTCAACCTGCTAAAGATGTTTATTTGGTTGAATCTTGGATTGTTAAAGATCCAGAACACGATAAAGCTACTTTATACGGATTCAAACCCAATGAAGGAGATTGGTATGGAATGTATAAAATTAAAGATAGAACCTTATGGAATGAATATGTTAAAAGCGGTAAGGTAAAAGGTTTCAGTGTTGAAGGCATATTCACAAACAATATATTAACAAACAAATAATTATGAAAAACGAGAAAACATTAGGATTATTACGCCACGTATTAACATTCGTAGGTGGTATTTTAGTAACCAAAGGCTTAATTGATGAGTCTATGTTGGGCGAATTAGTAGGTGCTGTTATCACTTTAGTTGGTGGTGTATGGTCTATTTCAAGTAAAAAATAATATGCCCCTGCCAGTAAGAAAAGGTGAACCAAAGGATGAATTTATAGCAAAATGTATTGCTAAATTGCGTAAAGAATATCCACTAAAACAAGCAACAGCTATTTGTTATTTACAAGCTAAAAAATAATTAATATAAAGGTTTTAATTGATTTTGCCAATATTTTTCTCTTTCTAAAAGAATATTAATATCGCAATATTCAATTATTTCAACTTGTAAATTAGAGTAATTAAGTAGTTGAGGATAAAGATAAGATTGAGTAGGAATATGTTTAACAGCAATTTGAGGATTACGTAAACAACTTCTATGTTTAGACATTCTCTCATTAACTCTTTTAGATTGTCCTACATACAAAGTAATATTATTAGAGGTAATTTTATAAATACCACTATATTTACTTTGCCATCTATTCATAGAAATTTTATTACAAATCTTACAAATTTGTCTAAAACCATCCTTAAAAGACCTATCCCTATAAAAATCAGTTAATGGTTTTTCAATTTTACAACACCCGCACCTTTTCATTACGTAAATATACAAACAAAAAACGGAAGCTCCAAACTAAACAGAAATAACATTTCACATATTTATAACCGATTAAATTTAAAAAACATCAATTAATTAATTATGAACAAAGAACACTTAAAAGAGCTTGTTAAAGCGCATTTTAATTTGGTCGATATGCCTGAAACAAAGGAAACATTTGGTGAAGTTTATGATGAGAACAAAGCGTTCAAATTCGTATTCCCAGGTGAAACTTTGAAGGTAGGTGACGAAGTTAAAGTCGTGACTGAAGAAGGACAAGAGTCCTTAGCTCCAGACGGATACCACAAATTGGAAGATGGTACCGTAATTAAAACTGAAGGTTCATCTGTAACTGAAATTTCTACTCCTGCTGAAGAAGCTAAGGAAGAAGAAATGTCTACTTTCGGTGCTGATGAGTCTATTTCTCAAGTTGAAGGTACTACTCCTCAAAACGAAACTACTGAGACTAACCCTAATCCTGAAGCCGAAATCACTACTGAAGCTGAAGTTGAAGCCGAAATGATGAAGAAAATCAAAATGGCTGTAGACGAGGCTATCGCTTCTGAAATTGCTGGTATTAAAGAGGAAATGGCTAAAATGAAAGCTAAATTCGAAGAATTCGCTAAGACTCCTGCAACTGAAAAAACTATGGCTAACGCTGCTTCTAAAACTAAAATTGATCAGTTTTCAGCCACTAACGATCGTCAAGCACACATCATGCTTGCTGCATTAAAAAACAAGAAATAACAAATAAACAAAACAATAACAATTTAAAATTACAAAAATGAGTTTAAACGTCGCCGCCCTAGCCGATTTTAACAACCAGATTGCTGGTGAGTTAATTATCAAGATGGTTTATGCTGGTTCAACAATGGAATATATCACCATTCAAGAAGGTGTAAAATACCAAGAGCCTATTAACCTTTTCGAAGTTGAGTTGTACATGCAGAATGGTACTTGCGTAAGCAATCCTTCTGGTTCAGCCGCCTTCACCCAACGTACTATCGAGGTTTGCCCTCGTACTTCATTCGATGCATTGTGCTTGAAAGACTTAGACAAGAAATACTTAGGTATCTCTGCTTTGGCTCCAGGTTCATACAACGAAACTTTCGCTTTAGCCACTCAATACTCTGAGTTGTTGGTTAACCAATTCCAGAAAGCTAACGATTACTTCTTGTGGCAACAAGAATCAGGTTCTGCCTCTACTTATGGTGGTACTTGTGCTGTTAGTGGTTTGAATTACATCATCACTGGTTCTACTTCAGGTGTAGTTGTTCCTACCTTCACTTCATCTTCTGCTGGTTCAATCGTTAACACTGCAAACATTTTGGGAACTATGGATCAAATGATCGCTGCTTCTTCTGCTGACGTAGCCGATCGTGAGGACTTGACTTTCTTCATGAGCGTAAGCTTGTTCCGTAACTACTTGACTGCTTTGCGTTTGGCTAACAACTTCTACTTCGATCCTAACTCTGTTATTAATCGTGGTGGTTTGTATGAAATGGCTTATCCTTTCCAACCAAACATTAAAGTTGTTGGTACCGTAGGTTTGCAAGGTTCTGACCGTGTGGTTTTAGGCCCTGCTAAGCACATCGTTGCTGGTACTGACTTGTTGAGTGACTTTACAGAGTTCCAGTTGTGGTACGATATCAACACTGATACTTTGCGTCACCGTATCTCTACTAAATTAGGTGTAAATATAGCGTATCCTTCTTTCTGGACAAGTAATGACCTCGCCTAATTTTATTGTTTAACCCTTTAATCTAAACATATAATTATGGCTTGTGATATTTTATCTGGATTTCAATTAGGCTGCCGTGATAACACTGGTGGTTTAAAAGCAATTTACATCTTAGGAGAATCTGCTTCATTAGCTCCTTCAATCGACAGTATCACTGGATACGAAAATGGTTTGATCACCAACATTACCGGAACAGGTTCTTGGTATCAATTCCAATTGTTTCGCCAAACTTCAAACTATAGCGAAGAATTGGTAGCAACTCCAGAAAATGGTACTATCGTTTACAATCAGTCAGCTACTGTAGTATTCTTTAAAATGGACACTGCAATGAGAAACCGCGTTAAAGTTCTTGCCCAGAATCCTAATTTGAGAATCATTATCGAAACTCAAAACGGATCTGAGGATGGAGATGCACGTTGGTTCTTGATGGGTCAAACAAATGGTGCTCAGTTGTTAAGCGGAACTGCTTCTACTGGTACTGCGTTCTCTGACCTTAACGGTTACAACTTAGTGTTCACTGGTAATGAGCCTCTTCCAGCCTCTGAAGTTAGTGGTTCAGCAACTACATTTGCTGCTTCATTGACAGGTATGGACGTTGTTCAATACGCTTAATTTTTAACTTAAACCAATGTGGGGGTTACGAGAAATCGTGATCCCCTACTTGGTTGAAAAACAGCCTATGCTACAATTTAATTATTCTCAGGCTACCAACACTAACGCTGTTTACCCCGATGTAACAGCCTCTGTTGGAACAACTCAAGTATTATTGGATTTTACTCAATCCATTAACAAAAACACATTTTTAGGTGTCATAACTACTTTAGCTAATTCACCTACTGTATTAAATCCTTGGTTAGTATTACAACTAACAGGATCATCTGTACCTCCACCTTCAGGACAATATGATGTAAACATTTGGCAATACACTCAAACGTATTTACAAACTTGGTCTACACAAGCAACAATTTGGGATCAAACCGATTTTACTTGGGATGGTTCACAAGGTGGAATACAAAGAGACGTTTTATTATCAACTGAAAGAGCGTTTGTGTCAGGCAGCAACGAATATCCTATTACACAATATTTATTGCCAACAAACGCAGGTTATTACTATACTTATAATCATCCATAATGAGTAACAAATATACATTCAAAACAATTCCACGAATAAACAATACTAACGAACGAATTTCATTAATCGAACGTAAGGATAAGTTTTTCATTAGTTTTGGTGCCGACAACAATTTTCCAGGCAAACTAATTGATTTGATGAACTATTCATCTATCCATGGAACTTGTGTAAACGCAACAGTAGAAGCTATTGTTGGAAATGGTTTAACTTCTAATATGCCCGAGACACTCGATTTCGCAAACTACGAAAACGAATCTTGGAACGACATTTATAAAAAAGTAGCTAAAGACTTAAAATTATTTGGTGGTTTTGCTTTGGAAATTATTTGGTCTAAAGATAGATCTAAAATTGCTGAAGTATATCAAATTGATTTTAGTTACATTAGAGCTAAAGAAAAGAATTTACGTGGTAAAGTACCTGGATATTTTATATGGGATGGTTGGAATGAAACCAATGCTTGGATTAATCAATCATTAGATGACATACCATATTTACCAGTTTATAATCCAAGTAAAAAGTTTGACGAACCAAGTCAAATTTATGTTTATTACGCTTATCGCCCAGGTATGAAATATTATCCTCTACCTGACTATGTTGGTGCTTTAAAAGTAATTGAATTAGATGCTCAGGTTGATAATTTCCACCTTAATAATATTAGCAATGGCGTTGTTCCCTCTGTTGCTATCACTACTTTCACAAATGCCAACGAGGAAGAAAGGGAAGCGATTGAAATAATGCTTCGCCAACAATATAGTGGAACACAAAATGCTGGTTCTTTAATTTATATGGACGTTGATAGCCCAGAAAATGCACCAGTCATAACCCCCATTGATTCGAATGGAACAGATGTTTACTATACGACTATAAACGATTTAGTAATGCAAAAAATATTAACCGCTCATCGTATTACTTCAGGGATGATGTTAGGTATTAAAGAAGCTGGTCAATTAGGTGGTAGACAAGAAACAATAGATGCCTACTTATTATTTACTAACACAGTGGTTAAACCATTCCAACAAGCTATTTTGGATTGTTTTGACGAAATTTTCCAAATTAACTATGGTAGTGATTATATTTTAGGTGTAGAACAATTAAAACTCTACTCTGATGGTAAGGAAGAAGTAGATGTGGTTACAGGAACAGAAAGTGAAGTAGGTGAAGATAATGTATTAGAGGCTGAAATCGAGCGCGCTGATTTATTAAATGAACCTAACGTAAACGAAGTAGTAGATCCCCAACCCGTAAACCCAATAATTGCATAACATGACAGATGTATTTATAATCTCAGAAGCAAACTTAAGACAATTTACCGACATTAATAACAATGTTGATTCTAAATTGTTAGCAAGTGCCATTCGTGAATCTCAAGATATTGAAATTCAACGTATTTTAGGTACTAAATTATATAATAAAATCCTTGAGGATATTAAAACAAGCACTTTATCAGGTGATTATGAAACCTTAGTATTGAATTGGGTTCAAAACGCCGCTATCTACTACGCATACTACTATTCATTAGAAGACATTTACTTACGTCCTCGTAACAATGGTTTGTTATCTCCTACAGGAGGTGAGAATAGTGAGAAAGTAGATGGTACTTGGTATAATAGAAAAAGAGAATCAGTAAAAAACAAAGCACAATTTTATGCTGAACGTTTAACTGAATATTTGATTCAAAACCAAGGTAACTACCCTGAATTGAACGGAAACGTAGAATTACAACAGATGTATCCTGATTTTGGAATTCAATACAGAAATCCAATTGTAATGAGACGTAATGGTAGAGGTTATCATTTAAATCAAGCTGTAGAATGTGGTTTACCAGTGTATGATTCACGTTACCCACAATTCCCTCAGTATCCTTACACCGCATACAAAAATAACGTATCTAATTTTTAATATATAATGGGAAGAAATTTATCCAATTTATACATCTCAAGTTCATATCAATACTTAACTCAAGTAAGTGGTAGTGAATTACAAGATGGTTTAGGAAACAAAATTACAGGCACTTTAGATATAACTGCCTCATTAGCAGATACAGCAACCTCTGCTTCACATGCTTTGAATGCTAATAATGCTATCAGTAGTTCATATGCTATTACTGCTTCATACGCCTTAAACGGAGGTGGTGGTAGTGTAGATACCGGAAGTTTGTTAACTACAGCGTCTATAAGCGACGCAACCACAACATACACCAAAGGTGATGGTTCAACATTTAGTCTTACAACTAACAACGTAGTAAACGCTACTTCTGCGAGTGTAGCAGATACAGCCTCTGTTGTTGACATTCAACAAGCTGGGGGTGCTGGTATTGATTACTACCCAACATTTGTTGAAACATTTGGAGTAGCAGGTGCTCAAGAACTAAAAAACTGGACTGGATTAAAGTTTAATGATTTATCAGGAGCTGAAACTCTATATTGCTTGAACTTTTCAGGTAGTCTATTAGGTAATGCCGATACAGCAACATCTGCTTCATACGCAACTACAGCTTCATATGCTCTAAACGTTTCTACTCCTACATTAAATGAGGTATTAACAGCAGGTAATACAGCAACAGATGAATCAATCATTCTAACTCAAACTGATGGTTCTTCATTAGGAGGAGAACCCACCTTAAAAACCACAATAGGTGGACAAAATCAGGTTAGATTTATTAGCACTGATTCAACTAACGTTATTTCTTTATCTACCTCAGGTTCACAAACAGCCCAACTTAGCTTTAGTGGAACTGGAGCTAAAAAAATAACATTTTCTACTGCTGGTGAAATCTCAACAACAACAGGAGATTTAACATTAACAACAACATCAGGTAAAGTAGTAGCTTCAAGTATTTCAGCATCAGCTGGTTTTACAGGAAGTCTACAAGGTAATGCTGATACAGCTACCTCTGCTTCATACGCAACTACTGCCTCATACGCATTAACTTCAGTTTCTGCTTCACACGCCTTAAACGCAGATACAGCAACTTCTGCTTCTCACGCATTAAACGCTGACAACGCTATTTCATCGAGTTATGCTATAACAGCATCCTACGCATTATCTGCTCCTGCCTCATCACCATTCCCATATGTTGGAACAGCTACAATCACTGGAAGTTTAGTAGTTTCAGGTTCAGCTCTAATAGGTGCTTCAAGTAATACAACAGCAGGTGCTTATTCAGTTGTATTAGGTGGAACATCTAATACTTTAGCAAGCAATGATAACTCTATGATTGTTGGAGGTAATGGTAATAATATTAGTGCTACAAGCGCTCCAATGATTGGTATTATTGGAGGTGGAAGTAATAGTATTACTACTAAACATAACGGAAAGGGTTATGGAACTATTATTGTTGGTGGTTATGAAAATATAATAGGAGGTTCAAGTGATAGTATATCAAACTTTGGTAGTAGTATTGTTGGTGGTAGAGGTGCTGAAAACAATGGCAACTTTTCAGGTATTTTTTCAACAGCATCTCCGGCAGGTTTAAAAAGTAAAATACGTTATGGAGCTGATGTAAATAATAGTATTGAAGGAGCAACAATATTAGGTGGGGCTAAACAAGAAATCAGTGGTTTAGGTTTATATTCTTCTTTAGTAGGAGGATATGGAAATAAAGTTCAACAAAAAGCATCAACCATTGTTGGTGGATATGATAACTCTATTACCGATGCTGGAACATCTGCTGGTTCAGCCTATACAGGAAGTGTTATTGTTGGAGGACGCAATAACCTAATCAACCAAAAGAATAACTCAGTTATTTTAGGTGGTTCAAACATTACAGCATCAGCCGATAACACAACATATGTTCCAAATCTATCAATCAGTGGTTCAGCATATAGTTCAGTTTATTCATTAGCTATTGTTTCTACAACAGCATCACTTGATTGTTCAACTGGAAATGCTTTCACATTAACCTTAGTAGACGGAGTTGATACATTCGTAAATGCTTCAAATGTAAAAGCAGGACAAACCATTAACTTACAAATCACTAATAGTTCAGTAGGAACAGGAACAATAAGTTTTAGTTCTAATATTAAACAACCTTCAGGTGGTAGTTATTCACCAACAGGAACAGCAAATGCTATTGATGTATTATCAATGGTTAGTTTTGATGGAACCAACTTATTAATGAACTCAGTTAAAAACTTAGTATAATGTCATTATTTACACCATTTGCTATTTTTACTGGAGGAAAAGATGCTGATGCTACAGCATATATTAATGCTGTTATTTCTGCTGGTGGAACACTAAGTGATGGAAATAAAATAGCAATCAATACATTTTTTGTTGATTTAAAAAATATTGGAGTATATAGTAAAATGATTGCTTTTTGGCCTATTATGGGTGGAACAGCAAACTCTCACGCTATCAATGGTAATCTAAACTCAACATATGATTTAACATATTTTGGAACTTGGACACATAATAGTAGTGGACAAAAACCAAATGGAGCGAGTGGAACTTACGCTAATACACATTATGTTATTCCAACTGGATATACTGGATCAGGCGCTGCTGATAATTTATCTTTTGGTCTCTATATTAATGATATTACTGGAACTGCTCCTTCATACGAACTTGATATGGGAGTAAGGATACCAGATCCAGATAATACCCACATTTATTGGATTGGTGCTAAATGGGGGGCTACTAATACTGCCAGATATTCTCAACAAAACAATGGGCCACACAATGGAAACTTTACAAATGTTGGAAATGGACAATATATGATTTCAAGGACAGCATCTAACTTATTTAGATTATATGAAAATGGTGTTAATACACAAAATCTGGGAGCGAGTCACACAAGTGATTTAGGTTCTGGTGGTTATTCATTTTATCTTGGAGCCCTTGCAACTGGAACAGCAAATCAGTTTAACTCATTTTATCGTCAATGTTTTTCCTTTATCTCCTCAGGTTTAGATAATACTGAAAGTATTAACTTACAAACAGCCATAAATGATCTTCAAACTTCAATAGGTAGAAACACATATTAATGCCCAACATGGATTGTCATACTAAAGATGCATTAGCTAACTCGTTTAGCATATCAGCTGTATTTTCGTTTTTACTAAGCTGGCAAGCTGAATTAACTATATTATTGTTAGTAACAGGTTTACTACTAAACTTTCTAAGAATATACGATCGCCTAAAAAACGGCAAAAGTAAAGATTAAACAAAAGAGCCCCGTAAGGGGCTCAATTGTTTCGTAACATTATAGAATAACTTTAATTTTTCAAGGTATAATATGTTCCTGGTTCTAACGAGGAGGGGATGTTTACTTGCGGTAACTCAATGTGCAAAGAACTTGCCACACCGATCATTGTGTATTCATCGGTTACCCTTAATTGTTCTGGTTCTAAACAATCATTTAGATA